CAGGTTATAACAGTAACACTAACGCTTGATAATACTAAGACAACAGCAACTACTGTGACTATTGGGCTACATGATGGCACAAGCTTTATATCTAATACAGCTACAGTTACAAATGGCACAGCGACATATACATTAACTGCAACAGGCGCAGAGGCAAATCCATTCGTATTATTGCAGTGTGGTAATAATGACACATACTTTACTGTAACAGATATGCAGGTAATTGGTGAAGATTATCCAAGCACCCAGACCATCAGTGCAGACAGTTTTTATGGCGGCGTTATAACTTATCAATATGGTGGTGTAAAAGTAGCTAATGATGGTGGTTCTTATGGGGTTAGTACGCCTATTGAATATGGCAACACAGGCTATAAAACTATTGTAGACTTTGACTTGCTATCAGCATCAACTAGCACGTCTGTTAGCGTTGTTATACTAGATGCATCAAATCAAGTAATGTCAAATGTAGAAACTGTATCAGCAGGTACTAGGTCAGTAACATTAACACATACAGCAAGTACAGCAGGTAGAGTTGTTATATATAGTACGCAGAGCACTACATTCTTTGCTTTGCGTAACTTAAAGATTAAAGCGCAAGAACTTGGTGTTAGTAGGTATGCAACGACAGACGCGGCACAAATATTGACCAACATATGCGTTGACCCATTTATTGGGCGCAGACCATTGACAGAAGTAGACCTAGAAAGCGTTTTAAGCACTGCTGAGAGCGTTACAGATTACTTTGGTACAACTAAAGCATCAGAGTTTAATTATACCTTTGACGCGGATAATTTAAGCTTTGAGGAAACTGCACAAACTATAGCAACTGCAATCTATAGTCAGGCATACAGACAAGGTAGTAAGATTAAGCTAAGCTTTGAGAAAGAAACAGACGACAGTGTGTTATTATTCAATCATAGAAACAAATTACCACAATCGGAAACACGCTCAGTTAGGTTTGGCAATGCAAGTAATCACGATGGCATAGAGTTTGTATATGCTAGCCCAGTAGATGATGCTTTAATTAGTATAAATATACCAAGTGACCAGTCTGCAACCAATCCAGATAAGATAGAAAGCGTTGGTATACGAAATGGCGTACAAGCATATTTTGCGGCACATAGAGCTTGGAACAAAATACAGTATCAAAATACATTAGTTGACTTTGAAGCAACACAAGAAGCAGACTTGCTTGTTACGAATGATAGAATATTAGTTGCAGACAATACACGAACTGGCACACAAGATGGCGAAGTAACGGCTGTTAATGTATTAGAGCTAACTTTATCACAAGATGTTACTTTTGCAGGTGGTGGTGTTACATATACAATATTCTTACAACATATTGATGGGACAGTAGAAAGCATTGGCATTACAGCAGGTACAGCAGATAATAAAGTAGTCTTAGCAAATGCACCACGATTAAGCTTAGTGACCGACCAAAATAAATATGCTAGAACAGGTTATAACATAGTCGCAAGCAATGACGCACGTGGCACTGCATTTCTAGTAACTGAGAAGCAACCAAACGATAACTTTACGTCGCGCGTCGGAGCTGTTAATTATAGTGATAAATACTACACGCAAGATAACGATTATCTTACAGGGGTTGTCGATATTGATGGCGATGCAATTTAGGAGCAAGTAAATGGCAGAATTACCACTAGACCAAGCCGTACCAAGGTTTAAGGCTAACGAGGACAGATTAGACACGTTTGTTAATTCAGCGACAGGCTATACAACGTCTGGTGGCACATCAGTACAATCTATACAGCAATTTCTTGCTAGTATTGGCAGTAATGGCATTGACTTTGTTGATAATGCTAAAGCCCGATTTGGCACAGGTAATGACCTAGAAATATATCATAGTGGTTCAGGTAGTTTTATACGAGATACAGGCACAGGCGACTTAACTATTGATGGCAGTGCAATAAGTATACAGACGGCTAGTGCAGAGCGTGTAAGCGTATCCGCATCAGGCATAGACGTTACTGGAACTGTTGAGTTTGATGGGCTGTCAGGAACAGGCGCAGTTACAATTACAGACATAGCCGACGAAGATAATATGGCAAGTAATAGTGCTACTAAACTAGCTACACAGCAGTCAATTAAAGCATATGTAGACGCGCAGGTAGGTACAGCAGATACCTTATCAGAGGTGCTAGGACTTGGTAATACTACAGGCGGTACAGATATAGCAGTATCAGCTAATGACGACATAACATTTACAGATAGTAGTAAAGCAATCTTTGGTGCAGGCTCAGACTTACAAATCTTTCACGATGCTAGTCATTCATATATAAAGGACAGTGGCACAGGTAACTTAAAACTAGAAACCACAGGCGGTAATATTAGTTTGTTAGGTGGTACAGAAAATATGGTTGTTGCAACCAAAGATGGTTCTGTTTCTGCGTATCATAACGGCAGTAAAAAGCTTGAAACAACATCTACAGGCATAGACGTAACAGGTAATATTGTAGGTGATGGATTAACCATAGCAGGAGATGCAACCTTTACAGGTGGTGGTACAGGCTCAATCGTTATTAATGACGAGGATAGCTCTTTATGCCCTACAATGACATTTACACGTAATGGTGGTGGTACAACCACTAATGACTTTATTAAGTTTGAAAATAGTGGTGGCGAAGTAGCTACTATAAACTCAACTGGCGGTGCATTTCTAAGTGCACTAAATGTAACAGGTACAGTAGAATTTGATGGCTTGTCTGGAACTGGCTCAGTCACAGTTACAGATATACTAGACGAAGATGATATGACATCAGATAGTGCAACTGCATTAGCCACACAACAATCTATCAAGGCATATGTAGATGCTAACGCAGGTGGTGGTGGTTTACCTACAACTGGTGGAACTATGACAGGCACGTTAAACATGGGTGCTCAAATTATTGATAATGTTGAGGACATATACCTCAAAGATAGATTGGTACATCATGGTGACTCAAACAATTATTTTGAGTTTGACACTGATATACAATATTTTGTTACAAATGGTAGCGAAAAAATGAGGATTGATAGCGGTGGTATAGATGTAACAGGTGCTATAGATGTTGCTACATCAGGTGCTTCTAATACATCTAAAGGACTTGCTATTGCTACTAGCGGTACTAACTTTGAAAGCGATGGCGGTATAATAAGTATAGACCATGCGGCAAGTGGTGCTGTTACAGGTGGTTATTTTAGTAAGTACAGTGCAGGTGGTACATTACGTCATTCGATTAAAGGTGATGGTAAAGGTTACTTTGCAGGTGGTATAGATGTAACAGGTAAAATAGCTGTTGGTGATGCAAATACTGTTGCAGACCACGAGTTACATATACAAAGCTCATCACCGACCATCAGACTAGAAGATACAGACGGAAACAAAAGATTTGATATAACACAAAGCGGTAATGACACTAATTTTGATTTTGAATCAAATGTAATCTACAAGAAAGCAGACGGCACAGAAGTAGCAAGAATTGATACAGGTGGTATAGATGTAACAGGTGCTACTATTACTACAGGTACTAGTGGTACTACTCAATGGCAAGCAGGTTCATCTGCAAACAAATTAACTATTGCTTCTTATGATAACAATATATTTTATCATAAACTTAGTAGTGGTAACAGCACATCGTATCAAGTTGGTGTAGAGGATAACATTCCAATCTACACTATTACTAATAACACAATTAGAACAACTCTAACAAATAGCGGTAATTTTGGTATAGGTAGTACAAATCCGACTTCACTTTTACATTTAGCGGCAAATGCACCTTACATTACATTCGAAGATACTGATAACAATCAAGATTGGCAAATACAAGCAACTGCGTGGTTTGCTATACGTGACCAAACTGCAAACGCAGAACGTATGCGCATTGATAGCACAGGTAAAGTGGGCATAGGTACATCTACTTTAAACAACAATAAAGCTGTTATTGAAGGTGGTGTGGCGGCAACAAATGGGTCATCATTAGCCTTAAAAACAGGTGGTGGCACAAGTGGAAGCGTTTCAGATTTAGCTTTCTACGGAACTTTTGTATCACACCCCGATACAGGTCAAAGAAGAACAGCCGACATAACATCAGGCTTCTCCACAGCTAATTGGGGTACTGAATATTTAGCTTTTGGCGTTGGTACTGGGGGGTCTAATGACTCAGCGGTAGTAACTACAGAGCGTATGCGTATTGATAGCTCAGGTCGCGTGGGCATAGGTACTACAAGTCCTAACCATGAGTTACACATTGAAAGCACATCACCGACTATACGTT